AGAAGGTTGTACCCTTCCGTAAGTCGTCCAGAGCACAAACAAAAGACGGGCTGGAAACATGGGTTGAAGATGAAGTGTCAAACACCGTCAACTGTTTTGATGTTGGTGATGTACGCTCCACAAACATCTCAGTCCACCTCTACGAAAATCATCCAAACGACTCACGTATCAAAGAACTACATGACGTATGCTCCACCGTGACAAGTCGATGGGGAACGGGTGGTGGGAATGTCCCACTTGTGGGGCATGAGAAAAAGGTTGTTTACTCCGTCCGTGAAGATGCAAAAGCAAACAACTTCAGCGTCAACGAACGAACAGTCATGAACGCTCTACAAGCGATGCGACCAGCCGTGTCTTCACACCATGCTCAGAACTTCATCGTTCATCGTCCCACAGACAACATAGCCAACACCATTGGATGTGGAAACCATCTAACACCAGAGGATGTGGTCATCGTTGAGCCGTTAGCATTTGAACCCGGTTCAGTTGCACGAAATGCGGGTCCAGCCGGTTTATCTGAACAATGTCCAACCCTACGTGCAAATATGGGAGACAACCAACCAGCCGTTGTGTACACAATGCCTATACAAGACACCAGAGACGTCCAGAAGAGCCAGAATGGACTAGGAGTCGGTGATGATGGTTCACCAGCCTACACGGTCGATACACACGCCACACAAGGTGTTGCACAAGTAAGCCAATACAACATGGTCGTCCGAAGACTAACACCCGTTGAGTCCCTAAGACTCCAAGGATTCCCAGACGATTACTTGGATGTGCTGCACAACAACAGAGTGCCGGGAGACAACGCCGTGTTCAAGGCAATCGGCAACAGCATGGCAACACCAGTAGTTGCTTGGCTTGGTAAACGTATCAAATCAGCCATGGAAAGACATCCTAACTAAACGTTAGTCCACTATTAATACTTGTGACAACTATGACGCTGCCAGTTGTGTCTCTATAAAATAGATAAACTGTTGTGTCTTTGACAAATGCAGCAAGTGAGTCATCGGCAACGCCGGAAGCTACTACAGCATGACTTGCTTGCGTGTTGTTACCTTGTGGGTCACGAACAACACAGTTGATAGCACCAGCGGTTGTGCGAGCAAATATATACTCCATGCCGTTCGATGCAACACAAGCAGTTGGTTTAGTACCCGCCATAACCGTTACTGGCACTGAGAATGTATTCCCTTCGTCATCAGAGTAGACGCTGTACGTCGTTGTAGCATTAGCATATATGACATCAAGTCGTTTTTGTGCATTTGTTATCGTCCACCTGATTTCAAATCCAGCATCGGAAGCAATACCAGTATCTTTGTCAAGCCACGTGCCGTTGTTGTGGTCATTACAGAAATGCAAGTGGATGTTCCCACTGACAACATCAGCATAGAACTTACGGAGTGATGAGTGAACATCTGCTGATAGGTCACGCTGACCTTCTTCAGCAAACCGATAGACAACCCTCTGACGAATCGATGTGTACGCCGGATTCCAGTTGACTACAACTGTGTAGTAGGTAATCGTGTGGTTCTTTGTCCCAAGACCATATGGAGTGCCGGTTTCATATACACCTTCAGTGGTAAATGTTGAGTCCGCTCCACCAGTGGAAGAGTCAAATGTACGAACAACTGACACAGTTCCGGTTGTCGCAATGTCGCCAGCACTGTTGTAGGTAATCCCATGAGCCGGAGCACGAAGGAAAGATGCACCGTGAAGGTAAAGAGTTGGATTTGCACCAGCCTTGTGGACGTCAAATGGGTCATCTAAGTCTGGTATGAAATCACCATTTATTGAATCAAACAAAGCTTGTGCCTTGATGCTCCCACCGTTGTGGTCAAAGCCATACTCCCAGTTGTGTCCATTGCCGGCGTTGCTAGTTTTCGATAATGCACCACCGCCATGAAGCCATGTAGCAAGACCGGTTTCACCATTTAGGTAACAATCCCTAAGCGGAGGTTGAGCCACCGAACAAGTACCAGCACCGGGATATGCAACTGTGTTAGATGCATTGAAACCGGGATGTCTGATAATGCCAACATCAGTTGCAAGTATCTGATTACACAAGTCAAGGATGGATAGTGATTGTGCTGCCCAAGTCGAAACAACTGGTGTGACTGTGTTCTGGAAGTTTACATCAGTTTCTTCTTCAGTACGACCGTCTTGCTCCAACTGCCAAAATCGACGAGCGTAATAGTAAGTTGTTGTTAAGTTCGGGTCGGTTGCAACGATATCAGCCGTTATGCGTTCAGCTTTCCATCGCTTTCCAGACGGTATAAAATTCTGATGTGCATGAGTAACCTTATCTAGTTCAGTAGTTCCAATGTCAATATTTCCAGATGACACTTGAAGTCTCAAAGCACTCGTAACACCCCAATAAGCACTGTCTACTGATTCAGCACCAGCGAAGTCAAGGGAGACAGTATTCTTTCTTGGGTATGGGTCATTCTTGTTGTCGTATGGAGGGAGCGTACCGACTGACCAGACATCTGGCATACAAAGGTCAAGGGTGACCACTTCATATGTCGTTGTCGCTGCTACGACATTCCATTTTTTAGTGTTTCCATGGAAGTCAGTAATCTCTATCTGACCAGCTTGATTTGTTCCGGCTTGGCACTTTATCTGTACCTTCAGCCACCTATATGAACTCATCCCTTGCTGAGGTGCATACGTCCGTGTGTTTCCAGTTCCGGCTATCGAGTATGGATTTGTGAGTTGTATGTTTGCACCGTTGAACTCCCAAGACCGGAACATGATTCGCTTATCTTCCGTGTCATCATTGCGTGATATTAGTGAGCCAGTCTGGATGGCTACGGATATTGTGTCTGGTATTCCATCGAGTTCAGTTGTTAGATAATCTGCTGTTGTGCCATTGAAAATTTCAGATGTGATGTAGTAGTAGTAGATGTTGTCTGACGCACCAAAGCCACCAGTTCCCGTGACTGCACGGTTGCGAAGTGGAAGTATCTCGTAGTCGTAACCAGTGATTGTGTAGTCTAACGGGTCTGGATAGGAATCTTTCCAAGCCCTTGTCACTACGTTCATTTCGACGTTTGCTGGTAGCCGACCAAGAGAGTTCAGCAAGATGTACTCTAGATTTGTAGCAGTAGATGAAGTGACGGTTGTTGACCAGTTAGTCGCAGTATTACCGCCAAATGCGTGAGTGTGAGTTGGTTGAAATGGGTTGACACCGTTGCAAGTATGAACAGTTACATTACATGACGCAGTACCAGTTTGGTCAGCATAAGCATCTTGATTTGTACCAATGATGTAGTTCATTACAACACGGTTACCAAGAGTCACAGCCGTTGTCGATGTCGCACTAGCAGCACCTAATGTTATAGTTGCTGTAGCGTTTGTCCCAACCCGACTTTTCTCGTACCATCTGTAATTTGTTATAGGTGGATGAGTGAGTTCACCGGTAGTTGTATTGATTGAACTGCCAGATGTGATATCCCATAAAACATCCGTCCCAACAGATGCACTAAAGACGCCATCGAGTGTCCCAGATAAATCTATGTACTCAACAGAGCCGGGATGTGTTCCGGAGGCAATTGTTGTTGTTGTTGTTACTGGAGTTCCATGACCGTTGTCGGCTGTCAATATAACAAATACTTGATATGACCATGTGCCGGGACCCGGCGTACTACTCCAGTCTATTTCCCAATATCCAGCAAAACCACCATGGCCACCGACATTTCCGTTAACACGCGCATACTTTACGTCTACTGCTGGTTCAAGTGCTTCCGGATGAACAACAAAGTTCCAAGCAGTAGTGAACTCAAAGTAAACAGTTCCAGAACGTGTCGTGTCTAAAAATGGCATGTCATCTCATTATATTGATATAGAACCAATATGCACCATACGTGACAAGAAAGACCGTCACAAATGCCACGGACATTGCAATTGCACTTACGATTATTGGCAACAAGCCAAAACGTAATACTCGGTTGATGATTCCCTTTTCCATAGGGTGACTATACGGTAATAAATGCTAGTTGACAAATAATATGTTTGTAAGATTGACAAAGACAATCTAAGTTGATATCATAAACACACCACGAAAGTATGGGGAAGAGTCAATGGTAGAAGTTGGAATCGTTATCAAATGGAGCACCGGCACACTTGCTGGTAGGCATTCATTTCCTTACATCGATGTCGTTAGTGCGGATGAAATGTATATCCTTGCTGAACTAGGTGAGATTATTCCGGGCAAGCACAAGGTTGACTGGGACATCGTCGAGATAGACACGTTGCGTCAAAATGCGTTTAGTCACGCTGGTGAGTTCACTCAAGAGTATTTGTCCGATAGGGCATATGCTCGTCAAGCATGGCAGATGGCACAAGAGGAGAAGTACAAGTGAGTACAACGAATGACGTGCTCGGTTATGAGCAAGAACCATTTATAGTCGATGTTGAGACTGGTGAAGTTGTCAGCATCCGACCAAACTGGTTACCTGAAATCCTTACAACAACAACTGACATCGAAATGTTTATGGACAAGGTGTCTATCGAAGAAGCAAAGGTCGAAGCACTCATTGCTAGACGTAAGCAGATTCTTGAAAACTTAGACACGATGATTACACGCCACACAAACAAGCGTGACTATCTGATGTCTCGTTACGGGAGTCAACTTCGTGATGTCGCACTACGGAATCTTCCACGTGACCGTAAGACATATGAGACGCCATTTGGCTCAGTCACTTTCCGTAAAACTCAACCCAAGATTGTTGTCACTGATACTGAACGGGCTATTGATAATATTTCTGTGATTTGCCCAGAAGCAGTTAAGATGGAAATGTCTATCCTTGTGTCTAAACTGTCAGACGAAATCAAAGCCTCAATCCTAAACGATGAAGCAAGACGAGAAGAACTTGGCTTTCGGGTAGAGCCAGAAAAAGACTGCATCAAACTGAACATCATGCAGTGGAAAGTGGAACTATGAGTACAGACGAATCACTACACAATTTGAAATTTCAAAAAGTAGTAAAGAAGCAACCAGTGAAGTCGGAACCAGTCAAGACAGTATTGCCCGGCGCACTACCAGTTGAGATTGAACTTAGTGCAGAAGCATCGATGCCTACAAAGGCAACCGTTGGCTCTGCCGGTTTTGATGTCAAGGCGGCTGAGACCAAAGTGATTCACGCTGGCGTTGCAAAGCTCGTCAAAACTGGAATCAAGTTAGTTATCCCATCTGGATACGAAGCCCAAGTTCGTTCACGTAGTGGCATGTCACTCAAGCACAGTGTCATCGTCTTGAATGCACCCGGCACCATTGACTCTGATTATCGTGGTGAAGTTGGCGTCATTCTCATGAACGTCGGCAAGCAAGACTATCAAGTTGAAGCCGGTGAGAAGATTGCTCAACTAGTCTTTTCCAAAGTAGAAGACGTAGAGTTCAAAGAAGCAGTCATCACATCTGATACAGACCGTGGTGAAGGTGGTTTCGGTAGCACTGGAGCATAGTTAATGCCAAGCGTCTTGAATGTCGGTACCGATGATGTACTCATCAGTCAACTCAAACATCACCCTAAAAACGCCAACGTGGGCAACGTTGATGCCATCAAGGAATCACTTGCCACAAACGGTTTCTTTGGGCGTGTGCTGGTCAACAAGAGAACCATGCATATACTTGCTGGTAATCACCGTGTAAAAGCGGCGAAAGAACTCGGTTGGAAGAAAGTACCAGTAGAGTTTGTTGATGTTGATGCCGAAGCAGAACTACGTATTTTGCTCGTGGACAACAAGACGGCACGAATGGGTGTTGACGACGACGAGAAACTCTTGGAGATTCTGGAAGAACTCAACACCTATGAAGGCGGTTTATCTGGAACTGGATACAACGACGATGACATGTCTTTCCTACAAGACATCATCAACGGTGAAGATGAACCTCTAGAACGAACATCACGTGTATCAGAAGTTGAAGAGGAAGAGTATGATGCCCGTGAAACACCGTGGCATTACATGCACACCAAATTCCCATCTGACAACGACTGGGGAATACCGACCCTTGACTTGAACCAACAAGCACGGTCAGTTATGACACCAATCATCACTTGGGGTGCTATCAGCCGCAAGAAACAGTTTGGCGGGACATACAACATGTATACCGAAGATAGGCGTTGGGAGAACCTTTGGAAAGACCCTACGCCTATCGTCAAGTCTGGGTGTACTGCACTAACCGAGTTGAACTACTCAACAAACAACGACTACGCTGATATCCAAGTCCTCTACGATATCTATCGTAAACGCTGGTTGTCACGGTATTGGCAGTCGTATGGAATTCAAATTTACGTTGACTTGAACTTGGCTACCGACCACTTTGATAAAGCACTTATTGGTGTGCCACAAGGTTGGGGTGCATATGCAAGCCGCTTCAACGTTATGTTTGACCGTGGCACTGACGTCATGGAATATCAGTTGGCGGTTGCAAAAGAACGAGCCGGTTCTACACCACTACTCGTGATGCTTATCGGCGGCGGTGGCAAGGCTAAAGATTACTGCCGTAAGAACGGCTACATCTGGGTACCAGAACAGATTGAAGTCAACACCGGCAAGACTAAGAACGCCATCATGATTGGAGAAGAGGAACGAGAGAATGTTTGATGAATCAAAGGTAATCCCTAAACACTACAACGATGTAAGTTCAAACATATCTGCACGTTCTGTCTACACGAACTGGGGCTTGAACGGTGACCTATCGATGGTGGTCAAATACATCAAGCGAGCCGGTAAGAAACCGGGTGAAGATGCATCAAGTGACTTATATAAGTGTTTGTGGTATCTAACAGCAACACTGACGAATGATGAAGAGATTGCTGCAAAGGTTGTGAAATACTGCGGTGAACTACAGTCTACTTCTCAAAAGCAGACTTCCGGCGGACAGAACGAATAGCACTGTCGCAGTGCATCTCATAAGTAACAGCCCATGTACGTACAACGTGGGCTACTAATTCTGTCTGGTAGTCATTCACAAACATCGAGTAATTCATTTCCTCTTGGTTGTTTTGTTTAATGATTATTTTCACTTCTGCTCGGACTCCAAGTGGAATCCAAGTAACAAGAACAACAAAATCTTTTACTTCTCGTTTGTTTACACATGCAGTACCACGAAAGGCACTAGCCATAATGCTGTCTTTCAAGCAAGGTGCTACGACCTCCTTGAACTCTTCTAATAGTCCTATGGTCAACATATTGGCATTCTAACATCTAAGCACTCACTGAGTGTGCATCCCAATATGCCATACAAGCCTCTACAGCGTCCTCTAGAGCCTTTGTTTCCACAGAACGGAACGATGGTCGCCTTGACGCCATTTCGCTCCAGAATACGAACTGTTCTATTGCAACATCAACTTGACGACGCAAAGAAAAAAGTAGGTCCATTCTTCCCATGAACCTACTCTACTTTATAACCAACAGTTTGTCAACTACTTCTTTAGTTTATCTTGTGTCCTGAGGTCGATTTCATTATTCAACCGGCGGAGAGTATCACTGCGAGAGTTTTCATTCTGTAGCCTACTTGCTAATTTACCCGTGTTCCCACCACGACGTTGAAGCCGACGAACGGCAAGTTGGTCTTGTGGCCGGAATGTCCCAGCCGCCAGACGGCTCGTGATGTCACGTGCTTTCAGTAGGTCAGATGTACTAACCTTACTAAACATCTGGCGTTGCTTTGGGATGAGTGGTTCTGGTTTTGGAGCACGTACTGCAAGATTTCTTTCAGCGCGTGTTCTAGACCCTCCCGACGTAGGTGTTCCACCCATTGCGTTATCTGGCTATTCCACGAGCACGGTTACTTGCTGCATTTCCACCCGGAACTAGTTTTCCATAAACTCCCGGATTTGCTTTAGCCCTACGGGTGATTTCACCAAGTTCACGACGAATGCCACCAGAACGTGATGGAGACAGTGCAGCAGTGAGTGCGCCACCAAATGCCGTGCCAGATACTCGCTTGCGAAGTTTTCCAACTTCAGTATCACGTTGACTAGTCAGACTAGCGACACGTTCTGTGTTTCCACGTTTTCGTGCTGCACCAATCTGGCCGGTCAAACTAGCGACTTTGAAAATTCGTTCTCTATCTGCTTGACGAAGATTTCCGGCTTCTGTGCGAAGCGGACCAACCATAGTTCTACCCATAATGCACCTCTAAAAGTTAACCGTAAGCACTCCACCATAAGTGCCTAGTTCCGACCAGTTTCGCTTCTTACGGAAGTATCCATCACCGTCACGCTCAACAGCATATGCATCAGAAGGCTCAGGTGAAGTGTTACCTTCTACAGTCCATACACCCCAAGAGTGAACAGACTGGATGACCCCAATATGACCTATGCGACCAAGTGGCTTGATATAAAACAACACCAAGTCTCCCGGCAACACACGACCAACCTTATTTGCAACGCTTGCCTTAGCATCAGCAACTGATATCCAACAACCGTTTTCCTTAGCCCAATTCGACCAGTCTGGCGTGTATCCACTCCGTGGAAAAGTCGTGTCATAGGTTGTCCCAAGAGCCGTAGCCGCTTGCTTCATCCTAAAACGTACAACTGCTGCACACCAAGGACTACCGGCTGGGATTGGTGGCACACATGATGCTTGATAGGCTTCAACAGCCGCACCACGGTTGACACCAACCTCAGTAACACCTATGTTGGCAACAGCCAACTCAAGTGCCTTTGTCGCTATAGGACGATTAGTAGGTCGCATATACAAACCTTACTGGATTACGGAACACTTGCCCAATTACTTCTTAGGTAGATTCTTGATTACTTCAACAACAAGAAACTCAAGGATTTCATTATCTGAAGGAGTGCCCTTCTCTTTGTCCTTGATGCGCTTGACAATAGTCTTTGTAAGATTAGAGCCAAGTTGTGGTTCTAGGGCTTTCATAGCACTTGCCATAGCCATGTCTTCAGCCAGAGATATGAGAACTTTATCAACACCCTTGATTAGATTTCGTTCTTCGATTCCAAACCATCGTTTCATTTTTGAACTAAACCAACTCATGACTAGCCTCCTATAACTACGGCTGGACCTATTCTCACTCCCCTATATCTTGCTTGACGAACTTTAGGCGTAGCAGTTGCTTCAAACGCAAAATTGATGCTCGGTATTGCTATAATTCTGTAGTCAGAATATGCAGTCTCGTACTCATATGTTGACGCATATACGTTATGTATTCTTACGACATCACCAATCCAAAGAGGTCTATCGTCAGTATTCCTAATAAGGAAATCTGAAGTCCACTCTACTAAGTCACGACCGGGTGTAAGTCTATCAACTAGAACATCAAGTGCCCTTTGTGCCGCAGCATCAGTTGTTATTGATTCATTGATATGCACGACACTACAAGTGCGTCCACGCCAGTTCCTTGGGCGTGATGCCGGTGCTGTCGCTGGATTCTGACTAGCAGCATCGTTATAACTTCGGAATATCAACCTATCTGTTCGTGGGTCACGACCAATTACTTGTATGTGATTTGCTTCAGCCGCCTCATAATGACGTGCTAGTTCACGGATAGTTCTTTTACTTGTTAATGTCTTTGGCACTAATGCATTATTAGCGGCGTATTGAGCCTCATACAATTCCATCATTACAGTATTAGATAAAACAGTTGGGCTTATAAAACAGTACCTATATCCAGTACTAGTAGGCATCCAACCACGAGTGTATGTTTGTGCGTAGTCATTCCATAACTGGTTTAACCACTTAGCAACTGTATCCCCACGCTCTGGAGCAAGACTCCACTTACCGGTTGAAACAATAGGGGAATACGGAAGTTGAAAACCCGGAATGTTGATATACCAGTCGGATGAGTTATAACCACATATAGTCAAAAGGTCTTTAACTGCGTAATCCAATTCAGTCCCATCATATGGAACTGAGTCAATAAGCATCATTAACTCAAACTCACGTGACCTATCCTTACCTTCAAATGACATCGATGGGTAACGCATTTCCAAATCACCCAGCTCGTAAGTTATTTCCGGAGAGTCAAATGTACCACGGCATATATCTAAATATGTATTATCGCCTTTCTTAATGGCAATTCTAAATGGTCTGTCTGACTGATAGAGACTATTTTCAACGACGGCATCGTTATAAAGTAACCCATACCGTGTTTGCATCTTGACTGTCTGGGTTCCGTCTTCATCCACAGAACACTCTAGACTTTGAACATATGGCGTAATATCAATAGAGCCGTTATACGTATTTACTGTTGTTGGTGTTGAAAATAAATCAATCGCATATAGACCCCAAGTAGCATTTCCATCTCCCGTTAATGTTGCTGACGCCAAGACGTCAGCAACTGGTATAAGTGGATTCCATGCTGTCAAATCGGCTTTTACAACAGAAAGATTTCCAACAATAGTTGCTGAGTTTGGACCTATGCGGTCCGTGCCAGCCGACCATCCGGCAAACGTAGTACCAACTGGAGGGATTGCACGTAATGTTGTATTCCCGCCATAAACCGTTCCAGATGTTTCAAACTTACACTTAGCGACTTGAACCATTGGCTGAAATGGTGCCGGAACATACCAGTAAAACTTTGAACTTGGTGTAATGTCGTTCGTATTAGGGTCATTAACAGATGGGTCTAAGTCTTCAAATGTATGACAAAAGTTTGTCCCGTAATTACTTAGAACTAGTAATTCACGTTTACGGCACGGCAGTAAAACAAGGTTTACATAAGTATTTGCGGGAGACATTGAATACAACTTCATGCCACCGGGACGCATACCACCCTTTGTGGAGTCGTACTTCTCTAGTTTTTGTGCGCCTTTATAAACAACAATTGCACCACCAGCCATGACGTCAAGTCGTACTTCATTGGCCTGACCATAATTCCAACCACACCTAAAAGCAACGGTCTCGTTGGCTTTTTTAGTTCCAGACATAAAGAATGAAACATACATAGGTTGGTTAGATGGAAGAACTTCACTCAACACCGCAACAGCGTTGACTCCCTCAGATGTTATGTAATAGTCTGTGGAGTGTAGTAATTTAACTTCCTTCCATTTAGTCGGTTCAGTTAATGTGTCGTAGTCGGTAAGACGTTTCCGTGCGTAGTTGCCAGCACCACTAGTCGTCCATGTAGGAGTCAGTGGCAAAGGAGAAAGCATTGCGGTACCGGTAACAGCATCTACAAAGATAGTGCTTGTAGTGTTCCGCATATTCCACGTAGAGCCTTCACCAGCAACGCAATACCTAGGTACGGATACACGTTTCTCTGGTACATCAATCTCAATTTTTACTGGCCAATCTGTAGCCATTTATTATCTCCGGAGGGGGTTGTTTACATCACCTCTGCGTGAATACTCACTCATAAAAGCACGTAAACCTTGTTCTATCAAACTTGGTGCTGTTCTTAGTCCCGGTGAGTTAACACGTGCTCCACCTCTAAGTTCAGTTGGCGTAACTCCTAACTTAGCAAGTTCACCACCACCAAGAGTCTGAGTACGCAATGAAAGTCTATCAGCCGTCTTGCCGGTGTTGGTAGCAATCTCTTTGAGCGTGTCAAGCGATTTATTTCCACCACCTATTGCACCAGTTGGCTGAACTGGTCTATTACCGTAGTTTAGACCATCTGGTAAGGTTGGCATCGCTTGCATGTTTTTCGCAATGCGACCATATATGTCATCTGCTTTAGTGCCAACACTACCGAATGCTGCCCCAATATTTTTGAGTTCAGGAACACTGTTAAACGCATTCTTCATCTCACCAAATAGGTTAGGAACAAGAGTACCAGCTGCTCGCTTCCTATCCAATTCAGCAATTTTTGTTTGACGTGCTGCGGCTGAGTCATCCATTACTCCTCCAGCAATACCTAAACCGATAGTAGGAGCAGCAAAAGAAGTAGCAGCAGAAGCAATTAGTCCACCAGTACCTAGAGTGTATGCACCAATTGCTCCAAATAGGCTACCCTCTTTGAGTGCTTGTGTACCTTCAGCAAACATTTTGAGTGACCACATTGCCATTTTCATTGACGCCATAAATGGCTGAAGATAACCAACTATAGCGTCAAAAACATCCTTAAAATAAAGTCCGACATATTGAACCCAGTAAACAATGTCGTTAGCCCAATTAGGACCAGCAGTTGCCAAATAGTCGAATAAAGCAGTTGCACCTTCTTTTAGGGCAGTATATATGACTGGAATTTGCTGAACAGCCGCAATAATATAACTTCCAATACGCGCTGCGGCTTCTCTGAAGTTATCGACGAGCGATTTTGTATCAACAAATCCAAATAGACTTGCAAGTGCTTCTTGAATTACACCACTAGTACCTATGGAGTAAAAAACTTCTCCAATTGCAGTAGATATTTGACTAATGTTCTCAATCAAACTCTGCATGCCCGGTTGAGCAGCCGTAAACATAGCCGCAAGCCCTTGACCAACTGGACGTGTGGCTTCAGCCAAGTCATCCATTACGTTTTCAAGGTTTGTACTTACGCCACCCGAAACACTTGGCAACTTCAGCATTTCAGTATTAATCATGTCAACGACATCAAAAACTGACTTACCGGTTTTCTCCATCATCTTGGAGATTTCTTCGCCCTTGGCACTACCAAATGCTTTTAGTAACACCATACGAATCTGAGGAACACGTTCAGATAACTGTCTGATTTCATCGCCTTCCAACTTACCAGCGGTAACGATTTGTTGAAGTGCAAGCATTGCGCCCTTGAAGTCTGCTTTACCCTTGCCAACAGCGGCAAGAGCACGTGCAAACCCCATTATGGAACGTTCTGCGTTTTCAGCATCCATACCGGCTGCACGAAGACCAACTGTGGCTTGAATAACTTCAGGTAAAGCAAGACCGGGGAGTTTGGCAAGTTGCCTTAAACGACCCAATGTTTCGGTAAGGGATTCTGCATTATTTTCATACGCAGCAAGTCCACGTATCTGTTGTTCGTAAGATACATACTGTGCAAACTGTTGCTGCATAAACATTGCCGATAGGCTTACTGCTGTTTTAGTTGCTTCTAATCCAACACTTATAATGCCACCCGCAACACCAGCAAGAACACCAAGAAGTTGACCAGCTATATTAACAACTGTCCCAAGAGCTCCAGCAAACATCTGTAATACGCCGCCGGTCAAAGAGCCTATTGCACCAACAACTGCACCCACACCAGCGACTACCATACCTATCGGCCCACCCGCTCCACCCAAACTAGATATAGCACCACCAAGGGAATTAAATACGCTTGTGCCAATTTGCCCAACAACGCCGATTGCTTGACCGAATTTTGCAACCAGTGCAAGCGGTGAGGCTGATATGCGACCCATATTTGCCATCGCACCAGATACTTTATTTATGCCGTTTGACATTCCATCAAACGTGCCGCCACCACCACCACCGCCACCTCCACCACCAGACCCACCACGTCCGCCACCGCCACCTACACGCCCAGATATGGAAAGTTTAGGCATAGCCGCGGCACTACTAAATGTCTTTTGTAGGTTTTGAATAGCCGCCGCGGCTTTGTTGGCTTGCGTTTCGAGCTTGGCAAGGTCGGCTTCGGTACGACGAATGTTCGTACCTTTGACTTTAATCTCAAGCTCACGTAATGTCATTTTGCACCCAACGCCCTTGCTGTTATCATTGCTAGTTCTTCTTCACGCTTATCTAGCATTTGACCTATATAGACTAACTCGCTTAATCTATCAAAATCTAGGTCAGTCTCCGCTGGGTGCCTATGCAAATACTTTACGGAATAGTACAAGGCAAGTTGTGCTACTCCGCTGAGTCGTTTCCCACTTCTTTCCTACCAGTAATGTCATCTTGTGGGAAAGCAGTTCCATACTGAGCCATCATATAAAAGAACAAGTCACTGTTCTCACGGGCAATGATTGCGATAGAACGCCAAGGGGTAATCGCTTGACCGTTGTCCGTTTCATCTGGAACGTACGTACGACCCATTACCAGAATGGATTGAAGCATGGGTTCCTTGAACTCAGGGAACTGGATTTTTGCATCTCGCAATTCACTTGCATCTGGAAAGATGTCGGCTGCTTTTGGAGCACGGAATGTGAGGGTTCCCTCTCCATCAAAATCCGCTAAATCGATAACCAGATTAGGCTGAAGTGCCTTTGGTTTAACTGTTTTTAAACTTTGTAATCCCATAGTAATCCTTAGACAATGCCACCATATGCATCAACACCATATGTGCCGAGTGTGATAGTGACTGACTCAGTAAGAATACCATCTAAGTCTTGCGACATAGATACATCACTTATAACACCCTCATCCATCCAGACAACAGTAGAGCCATTATATGGAATAGTCGCCTTGACTTTAATGTAGTGGTAAAGATATGTCGGGAAAGCTAGCCCAAATGTGCTATCTACGTATATTTCAAGCTCTACCGTACCACTAGCACGTGTGAAGAACAATTTGTCTTCCGTGTCGGTTATGCTTGCTAAGTCCAAAGATGCTAACTTGCTTGACCTACTATATGACCTGACTAAACAGTTTATGCTTTCTTCTGGCAGAAATGTATAACTAGGCACACCATCTTGAAAGAAGTCAGAAATTTGCACCGATATGACAATGTTATTAGCCGTTATAGCAGCCATTAGATTGCGCCGAAGCTTGTAATTCCAGTAACACCAAGGATGATAGTGACCGTCTCGGAGATATATCCATCAACCTCAGCACTGATACCAGAAGAAGTGATGACCCCAAAGTCGGTAAAAGTAGAAGGTCCAATATCAGCAGTCACTTTGATATAGAAGCCTTCCTTGTCAAAGAACATCGGTGCTGTTCCGACTGGAAGAAGTAGTTCCATTTCAATGCTGCCGGACTTGCGGGTTGGGCTGACTTTCATTTCAGTGTCACAGAAAGCCCCAGCCTCCGTTGTACCGATTTCCAAAGAACGGCTATAACTTCTTGCTAGACAACGCTTCTCAACAACAGTACCCGTTGCTGTTGCTGGGTCGCCGGGAGTTGTCCCACTACCTTGAGAGTTACCGCCCATGAAAATACCAACGCTGATATTTGTTGCTGTTTGAATTTGTGCTGATGGCATTTTATTCTCCTATTACGCTGCTGAGTGGAATGACTCAACACCACTTACACCAAGAGTAATTGTGACACTCTCTGTTACGATGCCGTCAACCTCACCACTAACCGATGCAGCAGTTATCAATCCAAAGTCTAAGATAGTTGTAGATGAGTTGATGACAGCCTGAATCGAAACGTAGTATCCGATTGAACCTTGGAATATAGGATATGTTCCAGTCGTCGGTACAAGCACTTCCATTTCGATTGAACCAGACTTGCGAGTAGTCGCCATCTTCATTTCAGTGTCGCAGAATGCTCCGGCTTCAACTGTTCCAATTTCTGTTGAACGAGTATATGAACGAGCAAGGCAGTTCAACTGTAATATAGGTGTGTTAGCAGACGTGCCAATAGGCGTTCCAGCCTGAGCATCTGCTCCTATTTTGTAAACAATGCTAATATTATTAGCACGTGTAACTTGTGCTGAAGGCATCCTAGACTCCTATTTCAACCGTGACCATTGCTTGGTAAGTTGCCGTAATTCCGTAATCAGTAATACCACTTGACGGGTCAGGAAAGATAACATCGCTACTATCTCTCCTAATCCAAAAGCGTGGAGTTGTGTATGACTCTTTATTGTCTATGAGTTCATCCACTCTATCCATTATTGGTTTTATCCGAGCGTAGGACACACTTCCACTTTGTCTATCCCATGCAGTAATGCGTAGTGTTGGATTAGCCAAAAAGCGTGAGCCACAGAGTGACCTTTCATCTATTCCCCCATCTGCTAGGGCAACAATGATAAAAGGAGCAATTGGTGTTTTCCCACTTACTGGGTCAACTTGTGGTGCCATAGTGGTATACACGGCTTGTTGAAATCCCTTTACCTTAGACGCACCGGCAAGCAATTCAGCCAGAACATCATCTTCAGATAAAGTCTTGTACACCCACGTTATGACATCAACCCATTCAATAGCCATTAGAGTTTATTTAGCGTCCTAGTCACATGGTAAGACATGCGTGTAAATGCCGGAGCCATAAATGGTTGTGCTGGCTGTGTTGCGCTACCCATTTCAACTATCGGTGCGTAGGGACGACGTGTATACAATACTGCTTCAATGGCATTAGGATTAGCAACCGACGAACTTACCTTGATAGAGTCACGTAGTTTGCCTGATGCAACTGGAGCCTTCTGCTGTGCAACAGATTGACCAATTTTGCATGTTTCAAAAGGCAGTCGCTCCAATGTACGGAACATAGCCCTTAGTTGCTTATCTTTTACTCTTGACATAGTGAAATCATACGTCTTTTGTTGTCAGTATATAAACAACTATTGAGTGTTGGCTTCTACCTTGGATTTGAGTATATCCACGCAGTATCTTGCATCGTTGACATGAGCCATAGCCTGAAGCAAGTCTTGATACAAACCTTCGACATCTTGATTGACGTACTCAAACTCACGACGACTAGCAAGCTTCTGCATGTCACGGATAGTCAGAGTTAGGCTTGTGTCAGCAGCAGACATGACTAACAGTATCACTGTCTGTATGTCATTTAAGCCATCTTTCATAGGTTGCTTACCACTAGTTTCATTGGACCGTACAAGACCGTGTCAGAGCCACCGTTGTTACGTACAACGTAGATGTTGTATGTGCCGGGAGTAGCAGTCACTTGAGTATCAAGCACGAAGGTCAGTTCACCGTTTGACTGATATTGTATGACTGTTGGGTAAGTCTCAACCAAGTTGTTGATTGAGTAGACTTCGACTGTACACGCCGCTGTGCCGATTGGGATTGGCTTGTTGTTGACATCCACCATCTGTAGTTTGACTGTAATAGAAGAACCCTTGATTACATCTAATCCACCGTTTGAGCCTAACTGGTCGGATATCAACTTGTAGCCGGTAGTACTGATTAGTGTAGTTTGACGCTCTAACCTAATGTTGATTACGGCACCGTTTGTACCAGACGCACCTTTGACAACAATAGTACAGTCTTCAGCACCGGAGGATATTGCTTCATTAGGTAGGTCTAGACGATATACGCCGGGCATTCCAACTGGGTCAACTTCTGCAAAGCCCCCAGAAATCCAAGGTTGTGTAATCGTACGAGAAACTAATGGAATATTTACTGATGCAGTACGAGTCCTATTATAAAGGGCTGTAAGACCATTTGTGGTAGCAGTCAGTCCTGTAACACCCAGATACAGTTCAATAGATTGGGAGGTTGAATTACCAGTAATTGCTGTTGAAGATGCGTTACGCTCGGTTGCCTGATAGATACCAGCACCGGTGAGCGTTTGAGACTTCACAGGGCCTACAGTCATAGGTGTACCGTAGGTCGCTCCGTAGTAGTCTGTTGCTGGTGCGTTTGTAGTTGTGCCATAACCTATCAACTGATTGAAGACTGTTGATGGAGGCGAAAGCATCGGCATTGTCTGGGTTCCAGTGATGGTCATATAATCACCGTAATTCAATACATTTGAAGTAACTACGCTATTGCTACCTGATGCAACATTTGAACGAGCAGAAACATTCAGCACATTGTAGTCTTCAACAAAGTTGCCAACGCTTGCGCTCCCTGAAAGAGTACCAAAGTTAATAATACTGTTTTGATATACAGCACTAGAAACAACAGTGCCTGTCACACTGATTGATGAGGTATTACAGTTTGTAAATATTAATCCACTAGCATTATTCATAGCAAACGTGGAAAAGTTTTGTATGTATGTATTTTCAAATCGTATTGTTGAAGTGTACGAAGAGGAATGATTCACACAAGTAATTTCAATCGTTCGGTTAGCAAGTTGATATATCGAACAGTTTTTAACTAACAGGTTAGCGTTTGTGTTTGCGCTAAATGTCCATCCAGCGGATGAACCGGAAGAACTATTAAAACCATACACGAAACATTTATCAAATGTCAGATTGTGCGATGTTGTTGAACTGATGCCACCAATGACTAGATTTGAAAATGAGAAATTATTTCTACTTGAAAGTATTAGTCCGGCAGTACCGCTATATACAGCTCTGTCATTTGTATTATTGGTTATGTGAATAGGCCCAACAGGTATTGCCCCACCAAATTGTGCGGATGATGGGTCACCAATAACAGAAACAACGCTTGATGGCGATATGCCGACAGTGACACCTGTGTACTTACCCGGTGCAATATAAATGACATCACCACCAACAACACCGCTCGCTGTACCAGTGCCGCCTAGAGCATGAGCAACTGTAGCCCACGCCGCACCAGTGCCTGAGCCAGTGCCGGTGTTACTGTTTGACCCGTCTGTTCTAACGTAATACGTTGCCATTATTCAGCAGTCCCTGCGACAATCTCGCCAGCCATAATGAAAGCAAACTGATTGACGTACAACAGTTGGAAATCATTATCTTGTTGCACCCACCATTGATTGAGCGATGTTCCATCCTGCCCGAACGATGCTAATACATTGTTATTATTGTCGGTAATGTCACCGTACAGAATCCAATCAGTGCCATCAGCGGTACGCTCCGCTCGGTAGTTCATAAGGTTTACTGGTGTCATTACCGTCTCCTAACCCTTAGCACCATAGGTCCATGTATAGCAGTATCAGCACCGCCGTTATTACGTCTTACGTATACCTTGTAATCACCAGCCGTAGTAGTCACTACAGTATCAAGAATAAACGTCATCTCACCGTTTGACTCGTACTGGATAGTCGGCGTGTAGGTAGATATAAGGTTCCCAGATGAGTACACCTCTACGGTACACGTAGCGGCTCCTATAGGCACTGCTGTGTTGTACGTATCGACTATCTGCAACTTTACAGTTGTTGATGTACCTTGGATGATATCAAGTTCACCGTTAGCACCAAGTTGGTCAGATATCAGTTTGTAGCCCGGTGTTGATACTAACGTCGTTGCTTGGTCAAACTCTACTGTGACGTATGCACCATTAGTACCAGACGCACCCTTGATAACAAACGATGCGTTGACTCCACCAGCCGCTACAAGAGCGTTAGGGATGTCGAACCTATAAAGTCCCGGTATGCGTACTGAGTCTACTTCGCAGAACCCACCAGATACCCAAGCACCAGTTGGTGTCTGAGTAACGAGCGGTACGGTCACTGTGGCACCGTTGTTTCTAACATAGTAAGCCACTAGGTTAGGCGTGTTGAACGAGATACCGGTCACACCAAGGAAGACATAGGTTGTTTGACTGGTAGCACCGGGATTACATCTAAACGTCGTAGTTTGGCGTTCTGAAGGGATGTACTGACCGATAGTCGATAGGTCAACTCTATTAGCCATACCAACAGTTGGTGCAGATGTCGGACTGTACGCATTGTTAAACGCATCTGTTGTGTATCGAAATCGACGATGCTGAATAGAACCAGCAGTCGATGGAGTAAGACCAGTACAAGTGAAAGATGTAGTACTAGTAACTGTAGCAACAGTGTAGGTTTGCAGTGCAGTGATGTTTCCGAGCGTAGTCAAGAATTGAATCTTGTCACCAACAACATAGACGTTGCCGCCTTGCGGAACTTCTGCCGAACCAGCAGTTACTGCTACGCTTCCAGATACTGGGTCACCTGAAGATATAAGGTTACTACCTAGACGTGGTGCGTACCAGTCGTTTACACCAAGACCAAACAGTCGTTCCATACCGTAGGATTTCGTTGGTGCAACTATGCGGTCTTGACCACCTAGCGTAAAGTTAGTAGTCCAGTTGGTGTCTACTGCATTTGTTTGAACGTTGTAGTTTGAATAACCACAACCAGAGACGTTACCGATAAAAGCACGTCCTATATTGTAAATTATGTAGTTGTTGTAGCACTTTACCGGTAAAGTTATGTCAGTCACGCTATAAACGTCAACTGCGTTATGACATCGTTCAAATTGATTATTAAAAACTAATGCATTACCGGGTGTGAATCCATTTATATTAACGCCTCCACCACCAGAACTTCCTCCGCCACCAAAGTAGTTATTTGCAACAATAGTTCCATGGTCTAACGCTACAGTCCCACTGTGTTGAATATTTAGATTTCTAGTAGTACCGTTATTAACCCTTACGTTTGTAATGTTGTTAGTGAAGATAAAGTTACCAGCAACATTATTTGGACTAGTGAAAGTGCCAACTGTATCACGACATATCAACGCACAATCATCAAACGTCCAGTTGGTACAGGTTGTAAGTGTAAACGCTGTCAGATAACCTTCTATGGCTAACATCCTAAAGGTCATAAAGTTCTTTGATGTTGCTATAATAGCAGTACCACCACTACCAAAACCGACATCTGCCGTATGCCCTGTTAGACGCACCACACCCGGTGTGACATCTGTGAACTGTGAACAAGTAGGGTCTCCAAGTACAAAGGTTTGCACCGTAGCCGAAATCATAGCCACCGTAATAAACTCGTTGTATCGACCCGGTGCAATGTAAACCGTATCACCAGACGAGATACCAGCCGCTCCTAGTGCCTTCTGTATCGTCTGCCAAGCCTGAAGACGACCGGGTCCTAAACCAGTATTAGCATCACTACCATCGTTACGGACATAGTAAGTAGGCATTACAGTCTCCTAACCTTCAAAGCAAGCGGTCCATAAACAACGGAGTCGGTAGTACCAGTAGTCTTCACGCAGTACACGTTGTAGTCACCATAAGTAGCAGTCACATTTGTTGATATCACAAACGTGATTTCACCGTTACCTGCATACCGCACAGTTGGAGTATACGTAGCAATCAAGTTGTTTGTGCTGTTGTAGACTTCCACAGAGAGCGTAGAGCCAGCCAAGTTCGTTGGTGTCTGATACATATCCAACAACTGCAACTTCATCGTAGTCGCCGTGTTAGCGTTGAGTTCTAGAACGTTGTTGTAGCCAGCATCTTCTGACCTGAGTTTGAACTCGTTGGTAGACACGTAGTTCGGTTGTGGTTCTGATTCTATGTTGACGTTGACGAATGCACCGTTGAAAGCGTTAGCACCACGAAGCATGATAGACGCTGACTTAGCACCAGCCTGTATAACTGCATTAGGTATGTCGAACTTGTACACACCCGGCATAGTTGTTGAAGATACTTCAAACAAACCACCAGAAACCCATGTGGCAGCATTGCCTTGGACGAGTGGTATCTGTACTGATGCTCCGTTGTCACGAGCGTAGTAGCAAGTTAGGTTAGGCGTTTGGAACGTCACGCCCGTTGAACCTAGGTAGATATGAACTGATACGCCGGTAGAGCCAGCGGTTGTGGTTATGGTTTGGACTGCACGGTCTAATGGAACGTAGCCAGCAGTTGATGGGACAGTTGATATTTGCCTATTATCCATATAGCCGATGGTTGGGTTTGCTTGATTCCAAGCATTACCTGAGAAATCTACTGATGGAGTTTGTTCACCACCATCAGTTTGATATGCACCAGCACCTATAAGTACACTTGAAGGGATGGGTGTATATGGCAAGTAGTTAAATACTCCTTGCATATATCCATCGTTGTAGTCAACTGGTACAGTTTTTAATGTTGTCGTATTTGTTAGAGTTGCCCCAGCAGATGTTAATGAGTAACCAGCCGAATACGATACTACGATTTGAGCACCTCTATCGGATTTAAATGTATTAATTAAACCTTGAGTTAAAAATAAACAGTTTCTGACAGTAAGGTGAAGCCTGTCATCCCAATCCCATACAGATAAAATATAGTTTGGTGCTTTAGAGCCAGCCAGAAATGTGCAGTTATGAAACATCACTAGGTCGGTGCTAGACATTGATGTATTAAGATAATAAAATGATGAAATGGTACCTGCTGGTGAAGTAGCAGAAGCAGTTGATAGATTCTCCGTTACATATATTAGACAGTTTTTCCAAATATTTCTGTGTGTGCGTGGTGTATAGATATCACCACTAACACGTATTGGGAAATCTACTTGTACACATGAGTCGAAATACAAATACCGTTGCGCACCAGTTGCATGGTATATATGGCATTCCGAACCAGCAGAATTCATATGGCAATGATAAAACCTGCAAGTTACAAGTTCTAAATTATTACCTGATATGGATATATACATCTGGCCATCAAATCTTAAGTCTTGAAATGTATAATGCGCCCTTACACCATTTATATTTAAAACTAACCCGGTGGGAGTGCCAACATCATTGGTTAAGTTGTTGGAAATACGAACAAAACCAGCCGTTAAACCAGTCCCCCATGCTACTTGAGTAAGCGTTGCGTCACCACGAACTGTTACAATCGATGCCTTGTCAGACAACGATAAGTTTTCACGATAAACACCGGGTGCAATCCAAATCGTGTCCCCACCCGACGATGTAGCAATGGCTTTTTGAACCGTTCGCCAAGCACCAGTACCAGCCGCACTCGTCGGAGCAAGTCCTGTGTTTGTATCGTTGCCGTCTGGTCGCACATAGTAAGTTGCCATTACAGTTCATTCACCTTTATCTGCAAAGGTCCAAATACTGCTCTGTCTGTCGTAGCGGCAGTACGTATAGCATAAGCGTTGTACGTACCAGCAGTACCTGTAATCTGCGTATCAAGCACAAACGTCAACTGACCGTTGCCACCATACTGGACAGTCGGCGTGTATGAAGCCAACAACACGTTAGTAGCAGAGTAGACTTCTACAGTCATCGTGGACGAGCCTACTGCAACAGCCGACCCGTTCGTATCGGTTATCTGACATTTAACTGTAGTTACCGTACGCTTGTTGACCGTAAGCACACCGTCAGAACCAGCGTACTCAGACAACAACTTATAGCCATTAGTAGACAGATAAGCAGACTGAGCTGGTTGTTCGATATTGATGTTTACAAATGCTCCGTTGAATGCATTAGCACCACGTAGCATGATGGAAGCAGTAGTTGCACCAGACTCTATAACAGCGTTAGGGATGTCGAACTTATAGACACCGGGCATAGTTACAGCAGATACTTCGAATAAACTACCAGAGACCCATGTAGAAGCGTTACCAGCGACTAGCGGTATGTTTACAGATGTGCCGTTGTTACGTGCGTAGTAGCAAGTAAGGTTAGGTGTTTGGAAGGTTACTCCGGTAGAGCCTAGGTACACATGTACTGACTTACCTGTTTCACCAGCGGTTACTGTAAGCGTTTGGATTGAACGGTCTAGTGGGACGTAACCACCGGAACCAGCAGTTGGAATTAAAGGTCTAGATTCAATTGCTCCAACAGTTGGAGTTGATGCGAGATTCCAAGCATTACCAAAGAAGTCTAATGGTGGGTAGTTCTTGAAGCCAGTTATACTCCACCCAACTGTGTAGTCATAGTCCGAACCTGCATTCAAATATATAGCATCAGAATGAGGCGTAAAAGCAAAGTAGTTACTAAATCCTGTGTTGTAGTTATCGCCGTAATCAACGGAGTTATATAGAATTGTGGTCGAGTTGCTAATTGATACAGCGGTTCCATTCCTAGTCAAACTTAATCCATAAGAGTAGTTTACTACTGTAGTCACACCACGCAATGTGTAAAATGTGTTAGTGATTGGCTTTCCTAGTAACAAACAGTTGACAAGTGTGTATCCACCCCAGTCATAGTGATAAAACATATAGTTAGGATTAGTAACTCCCGGTATAAACGTACAATTTAAGAATACTCCGAGTCCGTAATGTGGCTTGTCTCCGTTGATTCCTTCAAACCATGAATTATTTCGTCCAGTATTCCTACAAACTTGTATTAAACAACTTCTAAAATAGTTATAACTACTTTTATTGTTAGCCTGATAAGAACCATCAACTGTGATGGGCATATTGATTATAGAACATCTGTAAAAGTCGATAAAATCTGCGTACGTATGTGTTTGAGTAGCAACAGTTATTAAAGATTCTGTTTCATTTCCTATCCAAGCACATTCATAAAAACTGATGTCACGGCAACTATTTAGTGAAAACCAACCCTCAAACCTAATACCTTCAAAGTAGTAATATCTTTTTGAAGTAAGCGATAGTGTGATGCCAGATGCTGCTGAAACATCATTTGTTAAAAAGTTTGTGATGCGAACTGGACCCGCTGTTAAACCTGCGCCCCATGCAACTTGCACCAGTGACGTATCAGCCTTTACGCTAATGGTAGCCGCCTGTAATGCTACTGATGTTGTTACGTTTTCCCTATACGTACCCGGTGCTATCCAAACCGTATCTCCGCCAACGGCAACAGACAGCGCCTTATTGACAGTCCTATACGAACCAGTGCCAGCAGCATTGGTAGGAGTCAAACCACTGTTTAAGTCATTCCCGTCAGGACGTACATAATACGTAGGCATCTTATTCGCCTGTACCGTTAACTATATGCCAAGCCATACGCTGTAAGAACTCGTCTACCCAGCCTTCTTGCAACTGTAAACTTGAAGTTGTAAAAAATCCAAACAACGAAGTACCTTGTGGAACACCATCAACATCAGGATTATCGAAACTTCCAATAACTGTGGATGGGTCAACAGGCTGAGTAGGGTCGTTAGGGTCAGGCTGATACCACTGATTGACTATCTGACCAAATACACGCCAGTCGTTCGTTAGAGCGTCATGTTCTTTACGGATATTAGCAAAACTGTACTGGTCGTTCATATGTTTAGTCTAGCCTTATGGCGATAACACTTCAAGTTTCATACGACCAAAGACGTTTATCTCAGAACCTATCTGCCGTGAAATATTGATGGTGTACATACCAACAACATTAGTCACTGTAGCGTCTATAGCAAACGAGTATCTGCCGTCTTCAGCGTATTTAGCAGTACAAGGGTACGAGTCAACCAAGAAACCAGCACTGTTGTAAGCATTAGCAGTAACGACTGTGCCTGTACCATCTACGCCTGTACCGTACTGGTCAACCATCTTGAAGTCGATTGAGTGGATAGAGCCTTTGAACAGTTTGAGCCGTTCGTCTGTAAGTACACCATCTGCTTGTACGGTGAATGGACCCATACGTACTTGTGAACCAAGGATAGGTGGTTCTTGAATAACAACAACTGCACCGTTAGTGCCTGACGCACCTCTAACCGTAACCACTGTCTGTGTGTATGCGGCAGATATTGCTGCGTCAGGGATATCTAAGCGGTACACGCCGGGTTGGTTAGCCGCACTCACTTCAGCAAAACCACCGGATACCCATGCGCCTGTTGTTGTTTGTGCAACTAATGGAATAGATACTGGAGCGGCATCTTCTTTGGTGTAGTAGGCTTGAAGACCAGTGGTTGTAGCAGTAAGACCTGTAGCACCTAAGTATAGGTAGAGTGAGCGTGATGTAGAGTCAGCACTAATTTGCATTAACGATTGGTTACGCTCAGTCGGTTGATATACGGCTTCAAGTTTTTGAACTGCTCCAGCATTTGGGTTACCTGTCCACGTTGCACTATATAAGTCAACTAATGGCGCACCTATGTTATTGCCGTATCCAGCATTTGGACTATTTTGATATGGAGCAAATATATCGTTACCCAATAATCCATTGATGCGTTCATAGCCAAGTGATAATCCAGCACTGCCGTCAGTACTCGTCGTGACTGATGTTGCAGTGTTTTGGAGAGTTACTCCAATTAATCGGTTATACGTTTGAGCAACAGCACCAATAGTGCTACCGAAAATGTTGCCGTGAATCAAAACGCAGTTTTTAACAATGCTGTTATGTGTTGTGTTTGTACTTGCAATATAGATTGTTTGACTATCAAACCCTTGAAAATGACTGTTGTATATCTTTACGCCGTTACCATCTGAACCTGTACCAGACTGTTGAAAAACCATAGCCTGAGCAGTCGTTGGACATCCTAGGAATATTGAATCTTTTATGTTTATATTGACATCGTACGTACTTGAATGGCGAGCGCATGAAACGGTAAAACACTGCCCTCCAGCCAACACACATCTATCAAGCGTAAAGTCATAGGGTGTGCCAGCCGTGTTAGTCATCGTAAAGATTTGACTATTTAACTGCACTACAGAGAAAACACACTTAGTAAAAGACCAACCACGACACGTTGTCAGATTAACTGCATAACCGCTTACCCAAGTGTCAAAGTATAAACTTTCCCAATTTATATAGTTTTTACTGGTTGCTGTTAGCAACGCCCATCCGGTTATTGGGTTAGTTGTATCCGAAGGGTTAGCAGTCCAGCGAACAAGACCGGCAGATGTTGCCGTCCACGCTTGTGTCACTAACGGGTCACCCTTTATAGTAATTGGGCTTCCTGCTGTGCCGTTGCCTCCAAGGTATTGCAACGCCGCACTAAGTGACTCACGGTAAACACCCGGAGCAACCCAAACAGTATCACCGGCGGACAAACCGGGGTTCGTGCCAGACGCGGCACCGATAGCAAAAGATATTGATGACCAAGGTGTTGCTGGACTTGTTCCATTGTTGCTATTAGAACCATAAGTTGCAACATAATACGTAGCCATTAGTTAGCCCTCACCAAACATCTCAGCGGTCCAAACACCACGATATTCCCACCAACCTGCCGTGTCACAGTCACCGTATAGTGACCACTGTTATCCGTTACCGTTGTATCCAAGTTGAACGAACAACGACCATCTAACGCATAGGTTGGCGTACAAGTATACGTGTCTATCAGTTGACTAGACGCATTGTAGATTTTAGCAGTAACAGTAGCACCAGTAATATCTACACCACCACCGCTATTATCAACCAACTGAAGGTCTACAGGTGCTTGTACGCCTTTCAGTACTTCCAGTGGGTTGTCTGCACCCATGTGGTTGGATATCAGTTTGTATGGACCCATGGTGATGTTACTAGCACGTTCTGGCGGGTCTTGGATAGTAACTACTGCACCATTAGTTCCAGATGCTCCTCTGATGGTGACTACTGTTTGACCATAACCATTAGATATTGCTTCGTCTGGTATGTCCAGTCGATATACACCGGGCATTGTTACAGCGTTAACTTCTGCAAATCCACCGCTTATCCAAGGTTGAGTAATTGTCCGAGCAACGAGTGGTATTGATTGATTAGCAGAACGTGTTTTGTTGTAGTAAGCCTGTAAACCAACAGTAGTAGCATTTAAGCCTGTTGCACCAAGATAGACTTCTATACTTTGAGACGTAGAGCCTGACGAAATACTAATAGTTGTTGACTGTACATCCACCGGTAAATTTGCTACATAGCCGATATTAACCGGGACATTAGTGATAAGCCTGTAAGTTCCAGCACCAGCGTCAGGTTTAGGACCTGTCCACGTAGCACCGTAGAAATCGGTTGTTGGCGCACCAGTGATATTTCCAAAGTTTGCGTTTGGGGATGAGGCATAGGACGTGAATGGTTGTACGTTATTAAGACCCCACAAGAGTGTTTCAAAAACGTCAATTCCAATGTCTCCAACAACACTTGACGTTCCATTATCTACTACACTAGCACGTGCAATTTGACTCAACAACCGATTGTTATTTTCAATAATTGTATTAGCAGTACCCACTGATTGAACATCGGTGTAATTCTGAAAAAATAAACAATTGCGTACGGTAGTGGGGAATGTAAGACTGCCCGGCTGTTGCAACATGCCATAAAATGTTCCGCATACAACACAGTTATAGATTGCAACTTGTACGTTTTCTAAAAACAGTGATGTGTTGCTTTGACCTATAAACATTGAATCTGTGATGCTAGAACCATCCGCAACACTTTGTCCCGTTATATATAATCCCTGATTACCACCAAAGAAAACACATCTTGAAATTGTAAAGTTTACTGCGGTGCTAGTTGGGCTAGTGAGTCTTATGATGTCGTTTTGTTTTTTGCTTGCGATAAATGAACACCTTGTTAATTTCAAGTTTGTACAAGTTGTAAAACTAATTGCCGCACTGTTACCGTATGCAAATTTGATATTTTGAAAATGAAGAAAGTTCTTTGTTGTTGCAGACATTAGATTGCCTGAATATCCAGTCCCCGCAAGTGTTGCATTGTAGTTGGTAATAACTACTGGACCCGGAGTCAAACCACTGAATTGAGCAACGGTTGGGTCACCGATAATATTAGTTTCGACTGTAGGGTTCGGCATTGTCACGTTTATAGTGTCAGTGTAAACACCGGGTGCGATGTACAAAGTGTCACCACTTGCAAATCCAGACGAACTTGAAAGTGCATAAGCAATCGTTGCCCATGCCGTCGATGGTGAATTGCCTGAGACACTATTATTGCCACCTTGCGCGGCTGGCTTTACATAGTAGGTAGCCATTAGTTAGCCCTCACTATCATCTTCATAGGTCCAAACACTACTATGTTGCCACCTATCGTCCTAGTCAACGTCACGTTATACACACCAGCCGTATTCGTCACTAGTGTTGTCAACTGGAACGTACATCTACCATCAGCGGCGTATACAGGCACACAAACATACGTAGCAATCAACGAGCCTATAGCGTTGTACACCTTAGCCTCTACAGTCGCTCCTGAGATGTCTACACCGTTCTCGTTAGCATCTACTAACTGAACAGATACAGGTGCTTGTACGCCTTGCACGATGTCTAGTGGTTGGTCAGAACCTAGTCCATCAGCGATGACTTTGAAAGGTCCAATATGCACGATGTTTCCTGCTATGCCTTGCATATTACAAGTAACAACTGCACCGTTCGTCGTGTTAGCACCACCTACAAAGATAGTCACGTCATCAGCACCAAAGTCGAATGCGGCGTTAGGTACGTCTAGTCTGTATGTGCCACGAGCGTATGGAGCAGATACTTCACAGAAGCCACCAGAGACGTAAGAGCCAGTCGGTGTCTGTGCTACTAGAGTGATAGGTACTGATGCTTGTCCATTACGTGTGTAGGATGCATTTATGTTTAATGTTGTGTGTGTAAGACCTGTTGCTCCAAGGTAGAGGTAGAGAGAGCGGGAAGTTTCACCGGGAGCGATTGTGATTGCTGAAGTGTTGCGTTCTATTCCTCCGTTATATCCAATCTGCGATGGTGTTGAATTGATAACACGATACGCACCACAACCGGCATCAGGAGATGCACCAGTCCACGTAACACCATACATATCGGTTGCAGGTGCGCCGGTTGCCGTACCAAAAGCGATGTTAGGACTACCTTGAAGCGATGTCCAAATCTGCTGGTAGTTCATGCCTTGATTAAGTAGATAAGTATAGTCAACACCCTGTGCGCCAGTAGTTACGGAGTTTGCGCCAGCCGGTACATTTGCACGACCACTACCTATCAGGCGATTAAAGTTTTCCGTCATTGTTCCAGCCGTTGTAGTTTGCATAGCAAAACCTGAATAGGACAGGAATAAACTATTTCTAACAAAAGATGGAGTACCTGTTGTGTTAGCCCTTTGAACGACTCCGTTGGCTGATTCAAAAAATGTACAGTTAATACACGAAAAGTTTGTGTCATTAACATCAAAATTGTTACTAGTGCAAGCAAAGAAACTATTTGTAATACTAGTTGAATCTAATATATTTCTGCCGGTTAAATAAATACCAATTGCACCACCAATAAAAGCGCATCTGGTTATAGTTGCGTCCACTGGTGCAGCCACAGCAGATGATATTTGCAAAAGCCTGTGACTACGATTACTGCTAACCCATTGACACTTTGTAAATTTCGCATATCTGGATGTATTTAAAACAATTATATTTGCGGAATCAGATGCCCACCAAATGTTTTGAAAATGAAGGTAGTCTTTAGTGGTGCCTGTAATCAAAACGCCAGATGTTACTTGAGTGGTTCCGGCTGCATTCCAAGCCGAATGGTACACAGGTCCGGGAGCCATACCGGGAAATTGCAAAGCCGTCGGGTCACCAATGATGAGCGTTTCAGCGGTAGGGTTTGCCATGTTTATGGTTACTGATTCATTGTATGTACCCGGAGCGATATACAAAGTATCTCCAGATGCAATGCCTGTAGCCCCTAAAGCCTTACCGATGGTAGCCCACGCATTAGATGGTGATGTCCCTGAAAGTAAATCATTTCCTCCATCGGATGCCATCTTTACGTAATACGTAGCCATTATTCAGCCGTACCTTGCACAATCTCTTGTGCCATCTGAATAGCGAACTGCATCACATACCCATACTGAAACTGCTCGTCTTTACTGAGCCAGAACTGATTGATAGACGTGCCGTCCTCACCGTACGTATCCAGCACATTACCTAAGTCATCTTCAATGTTGCCAAACACTAACCAGTCGTTGTTCGGTTCATTCTTGTCGATATGGAACTGCTGTAGGTTGATACCGCTACGTCCTACCTTGTCAGTAGCAATGACGATAGCAAACTGCTGTGCGATACCCAACTGGAACGCATCATCCTGTTGGAACCACCACTGCATGACCGTAGTGCCATCTTCGCCAAACGTGCCAATAAGATTACCGGCATCATCTTCAATATCGCCAAAGATAATCCAGTCACCGACGTTCAGTGGATACGGTTCTATACGAAAGTTCTGTAGGTTCATGTTACTTTTTTACCTGCTTCCATTTTATTCTATGCCAAAAGAATGCCCATGAAAACAGACCAGCCAAACCACAATTTAGCACTATCTCAGATGCTGGAGGAGTAGATAATGACAACACGTTCATCAGTGCTCCAGCGGCTGTCATTGCCAAAGAAAACTTTATCCACGTCCGTAGATAAAAAGGCATAGATGATACAGGGTTACTCTCGGCTTGCAGCATAGCGATAAAGCCAGTTATGGATACTGCGATAATGCCAGACGCTAAGGCATTAATCAGTGTTGCCATCTTTCTCTACCTTTGCTGTTGTTTTTGTTAATTGCAACTTTTCAGTAATGAACTCAACACCACGCAAACCCAATGTACCCATCAAGAAGCTGAGTCCTAACATATACTTTGGGTCAACTATCTTCAACTGGTCAGCGATGATAGGAGTCAGGTAGGTTGCACTTGCTGTACCGGACAAAACTGCTATCACTAGACCACCAATGTTCTTATGACTTTGGCGTGAGACTCCAACAAGACTACCGAAAAATCCCGCTACAATCTGTTGTATCTCGTCTGAGCTCAGACCTCTATCAAATGACATCTTCTGTCTCCCGTGTCGCTTTATTACGGCTGAGCACCGTGCCGACAGTTGTTATTTTCATCTCTTCTTCAAGTTGCTGGATAGCCGCTTGCTTAGCACTTGCAAGTTGAAATGTTGGTGTGTCTTTATCCTGACGCATGAAGAAGGCGATACACGCACTAACGGCAGCAGGGATGCCACCTTGGAGTCCTTCAATACAAGAGACAGTAAGGGCTTTCATAACCAAACCAAAAGATGCAGTGTCGGGTATATGTTGAGTCTTCCAACTAGCGTCGAACTCAGGTCCAAAGCCGACCATAAAAGCACCTAAGGCAATCAAGATTAAACGTCCGTAGGCGATGTTCATAGAGCATCAACTCCGTTATCAGAAACAACATCAGCATCAGCAATAAGTAGTAAAGCGTCTGAACGACCGTAGTCAACAGACTTGATATTAAAGACCCTTTGCCTCATCGTCCCACTCAAGACTTTAACTCTGTCCTTGGGCATCAGGGAGGCTCCTGTAGGCATATAAATCTGCCAGTTGCTCCTAGCCTGTAGTACTCCACCTTCAAGGGATTCTTTACCGTCGCTAAAAACTATTCGTGCCTTGACTGATTCGATAATTCGCCAATCAGATGTGATTCCGCCCATGCCATCAGACTGGGATAAGTCACGAAGGACTTGTACATCCGTATCGCATGCACGGCGTACCATTTCAGCACGGATTGGTGATAGAGCATCTTGAGTAAACATAGACAAGGTAGTTGTACACAAAGTCTGAACACATATCTATGGAATATGCGTTGACAGTTGTTGTGGCGGGGTCTAGGCGTGCCTTGTACAAACAGAAAGACCTACCAAAAGGTAGGTCTTTCTTAGTAGATGTTGTAAGGACGGTATCTTTCAGCCGTCTTCATACAGTTGTCGTACAACTGATTCATCTTGATGTCAACAGACTCATCTTTAGAGTCGGCGTATTCAGTACAGCGTTGTGCCTTTAGTAGCCATCCACGCCAAGCGGCTCGCTTGACATCGTAACGCTCTAACCAAGCAGTACCGTCATCTGCCCATTCACACGTGCCGTCAGTTTGGAGTTTTCCCTTGTATGGATTTGTTGTCCATGAAGGTTCGGTTGCCCCTGTTATTCCGGCTCCAATACAAACATAGATGCGACCATTTCGTGTAGCCGGAAATACTATGTCGTCAACTTGATATGCGGTATTTGGTTCCCAGAGTAGTCCACGCCTACTTTCATCAACAAGAGCAAGTAGGTCATCAGACGATAAAACTGGTTGCCGTTCTGAACTGCACATACGTACAAGTTCTAGTGCGATTTCTTCTCTTGTTTTCATGATGATAAATAAAAACCGGGTGGGCGTTTAACCCACCCGGTAGTTGAGCGATTACAGAACGATTTCTGCACCGGTGACGCCACGGGTAGCAGCGGTGGAAGGTGCTTCCTTCTGTCGGGACAGTTCGCCCCATGCAGCAGCCAACGTTGCACCAGCACCAGCCGTAAGAGCCAGTTTGATGAAACGCTTACGCTTGCGGGTGTCCAACTGGAATGCCCAAATCTTGCCGTTGTCGGTTGTGCCCGTAACGGTAAGAGCAGTCGTACCAGCGACGTCAGCGTAGCCACTATCGACATCCGACTCAGTCAACTTAAAGTTGCCAGCGGTGATGTTTGCACCAACTGCACCAAAGTAGACATAGACGGTTGCCCAGTCAGCCTTTACGCCAGACTGAACAGTGTCAAGTGCAATCGTTGTAAATGCGGCACCGTTTGCGGAAACGGGTGCAAGCATCGTCATGATTTTGCTATCTTGTGAACTAACCATAGTTATTTCCTCCAGAGGGACTTTTCAGCCCCCCTGATGATTCAGTGATTACTACGAAGCGGCAGTAATCAGACCAACGATAGGACCGGGCTGGCGGAGCGAAGCCGTAGCGGAAGCGTTTCCAACGTCATGGACGTTGATATCGTAACGCTGTGTACCACGGAGCGTCAACTCATCGGTCGTGAAGGCAGCATGCTCGGAGAGAGCAAGCGTAACGTCACGGCGGTCACCAAGCATGGAGCCAAGGCGAAGGTCGCCAAGGAGACAACATACCTGTGAGTTAGCTTCATCCTTAGGCATGACCTGTGCGAACTCCACTGGGTAACCCATGAAGTACTGGCGTGGGATGCCGTTGATGATTTCGGTCGAAGTAACACCACCGGTTGCTTCAGCCAACTTACACATGACCTCATGGTAAAAGGAGCGGTGAACAATCCACCGTGCACCAGCACCGTCAGCGTACTGTGGAAGACGACCGATAACCTTGCGGAAGTCAGACAGAATCAACTCGGAGTAAGCGTTTCCGGTTCCAACAACGAGACCAGCGATGTTAGCGATGGTACCGTCAAGACCCTTGATTTTCTCACGGACACCGACAATACCGCCATAAGTGGAAGTACCGTCACCGTTGAATCCAGCGTTGTCTTCAGCGTTTGCAAATGCATATGCGATTTCGTCGGAAACCGTGTTTGCAATTTCAATCGTGGAGTCTTCGTTGAGTTCAGCAGTCAACTTAGCAATAACGCCAAGTTTCTTGGTTACCAAGCGAACACGGTCCCAGTTGAGTTCGGACTCGTTGATGGTTGCGCCTTCTCCAACGTAGAACGCTGTCAAGCCACCCTTACGGCGTGGGCGGGACTGCGTGTCAGAGGTCATAGGGACAACACGGGTCAGACGGCGGAACACACCATACTGCTCACGGAGGTCAATGAGGTCGTTGAGGAACTCTTCAGGAACAAGGAATCCACCGACTTCGTTCTCGAACTCGTTGTGACCCTTGATTTCAATTCCACGCTCACGGCACCATGTTGCTGCCTTAGCATTTCCAGCAGGTCCACCAAGGAACCACTGTCCAAAGCGGTAAGCCTTGAGTGCGCGCTCCTGTTGCGTGGTACCAGCAAAGTTGGTAACACGGTTTCCAGCAGGGAGGCGGAGTGCCTTCATTGCGTCGATTTCAGCACGGTCAGCAGCAGACTTTACTGCTGGTTCTGGCTTAGGTGCTTCGTATGGAAGTGCGTTTGTCTCGGAGATGGAGCGCAGGGATTTGATACGGAGGGAAATGCCTTCATTCTCTTCAATCAAAGTTGCGGCATCTGCCGGGTCAAGGTTCATGTCTGCGAGAATAGCCTGAGCGGTAGCCTTGTTGGCTTCCATCTTGGACTCAAGCGAGTTGATACGGGAAATAATATCCATATCTATACCTTTCTAGTTTTGCATTCTCTGTGCGAGAAGTTTGCGGGTCAGTTCATCTCGCATGCGACGAGCTTGCTCATCATCATACGATTTGACATCTTCCTGAACTGGTTCTTCAGTCTCTTCCGTTGCTTCCACAACTTCGGTTTCCTCTACTACCAATTCTTCAGCGGTTTCAGTAACAACTTCATCAGTCACTACTGGCTCAGCGTCTTCTGTTGTTTGTTCAACAACTTCTTCCACTGGTTGAACATCTGCTGACTTGACGTCAACTTCGTCCACTTCGGCTTCTTCCACTGCATCGCACAGTGCCTTCCACCCATGAGAAGCAAGCATCTTTGCTTCCCGGCGAGAAAGACTGAGTACATCACGCACCCGTCGCTCGAATTCGGTAACACTAGTCGGTTTGGACTTAGTGAACATATACTTTAGGTCAACCGCTTCCTTCATAGGACGCTTGCGGTTGTACATATAACTACGTAGCATCGTACCGAAAGTATCAACATTGTTCATGAGGGTTGAATGATACTCATCCATATCCTCTTCTTCAACTTCACCTTCGTTGAGTGCTGTTAGCATCTCTTGGTAAGCCATCATTAAGTGGGAGAGAATGCTAGACAGTGCTTGTGGGTCTACGCCTTCCATCTCCTGCTCCGAGTACATAGGAGGCATTCCGCCACCGTTCATCATCTCGTCAGGCTCACCACGGTATGGACGCTTCTTGCCGGGTCCACACATATCCATGTTGTCTTCTTCTTCGTCTTCGACGTAGCCGGGACGCATCCCGTAACCAGCCATTTCATCGGCAGAAGGACGGTTAGACATAACACGCTTTCGGCGTGGGTACATCCAAGAATATGTATTGACTTCAGGCATTCGCATCTTAGGTTTCACCGCTGGCATAGGCATCATCTGAGGTTTAGGGTAACCACCGCCACATTTCATAGGATTTTCAATCTTCGTCAATGTACCTGCTCGATGAACAGTAAGCACATCTGACAACTCATCATCAGTCATAAGGTTTGCAAAGTTAGATAAAGACTTAGCAAAAGCAAGGTTACGTGGTTCGGCTGGACGTGGAGTAAGGCTTGCTTCAGCAAGAGGCCATACGGTCAGTAGGTTTGAGTCACCATCAAAAGACTTCTCACGAACGACAAGATGACCAGCCGCTCCACTTGAAAAGCCTAAACGACCCTCAACAGCAAGCCGCTTAATCATTTCTCGATACTGGTCAGACATTTGAATCTGACCTTCGTACCAAAGTCCTGCTTCTTTAACAACGATTCGACCTGCGCCGACAGCCTTCTTACCAACGACCGGGTCCATACCGTGAGCATAGTAGAGATTCATTGGCATAGAATCACCTACCTTCATCGGTCGCCCAAAGTCACACTGAGGTGAAAAGACATCGCCTTCAAGGTCTTTGCCGCCAAAGCGTATAAGGTAACCACGAACTTTACCGTCTGTGGTGGCTTTTACTTCATCGCCAAAGCGAATCACAATTTCGTTGTCGTAATCTACTGACATAGTTCTTTCATATCCTCTGCAAACGTCACGCTTGTTCAGAATTGTCTTCGTCTACAGTTAGTAATACATTTAGTGAATCACCTTTCAACCACTTTGCGTATCTTCCGTCACCAAGGACAGACTTCGCTTCGTAGGTCTCCAGTAATTCAAAGGCTTCATCCGCTGATTTAATGGACTTCACTTCTTCTGCAACACCATTTAAATAAAACAACGGAACACACTTGCAACCACTCCCGTGAGTCGTAAATGAACTAGTCAAATTAATATCTGTTCCGTGTACAAACCAGCATTCTGCTTTTGTCGTCACGTCGCAAGGGGTAACCGTCACACATTTGACGTTCTTGTCCCTTATCGTCAAGCGGACTACATCGGTAAAGATATTTTTCGCAGCTTTAGTAAACACAGAAATTATATTAGATACAAAGTCTTCATCTGCGTCAGAAATAGCCGACATAATCAATTCATGTGGTTGACTAAATGAAATATTGTTTGCTAACCTAGCATTGTCAACTATCGTCTCTATTTCACATTCCATCTGATAGTCAAGCTCAGGGGTGAATAGTTGCTTGATGAAGTCTTGTGCTTCTTCGTCACTAATTAACTTCTTGCCATTGAGTACTTCAGAACTTTCATTCAGTTCTTCAATAATCATCGTTGCAAGAGATGACTTTGTTTCATCAAACTTGTCAAGCATCAGACTAGCGGTCGTGACAACGATTGTTTGCAGTCTACGCAAAAGTATTGCCGACGTCTGGACATCAAGACCACTCATCTTGACCATAGTGCCGATTGCGTCAATAGACTCTCGTTGTTTTTTAAATTTGTCTTTGAGTTGTTTGACTGTGCGGTTTACGCTCTGGTCGTACTCATCACTCAGACTTCTCATGATGAGTAGTGCTTCGTCTACACGTTCCGTGCTCATTTGCCTTCACGTTCTTTCATGATGCGGTCACGAATCTTTTTACTCCAAGATGCGCCAGCGTCACCGCCCCACAAGTCCCATGCAACCCGTCCATTGCTTGGGAAGCCATCTTGACCACTATTGAATCCGGTAGCCTGTTTATCAACTTCGTGTCGTGAGAAGAATGAGTACATGCGTAGAACTGTGCTCTCGGACAGACTCTCGCCATTCACCAACTGATTAGCACGTGTCAAACCAATTAGCGTTCCACCGGACTTGCCTTCTTTTTTCCACTGAAGTGCACGTCTGGCAGCGGACTGCATGCCAGACGTTGGTTTATACCCTTCAGCCTTTACCTCTTCTAGTTCAACTTCTGTTGCCTTTTGTTCTGGCTGAGGCGTTGGAGGTGTGGTTGGCGGTTCCGGCTGTACCGCTGGTTCTGGTGGTGCTTCGGCTGGTATTGCGCTTGCTTCGACGCCCACTCCAGTCTGAGAGTTGATGCCTTCATCTTCAGTTCGTGCTACCTCTCCAATCATCTTTCTGGCTTCAGCCTTATCGATGATTCCAGCAGCATACAGTGTTGTTGCTCTTGATACACGAAGTGATTCATCCTCTTGGAGTGCTGGCACTTCAGTGTTGTCAAAAGCTACGATGTCATCTTCCTGCAAGTCGGTGTACTCAGGAATCATCGCCATGGTGATTTGAGCGCACAGTTGTTCTTGCAGTGGAACCATCCCGTCTTCCCATGCAGCACGACGTGCCTCAGCATAGTTAGAGTAAGTATTCCGTTCAAGTCCTGCACCAAGCCCCAGAACCATACAGTTCAAACCTAAGGCTGATGCAATTCTTTCTTCTGGTTTACGTCGCAGTTCGTCAAGGCTTAATTCAGCCGGTGACATGGACATCCTACTGATGGAGTAAGGAGCAGTAGATACCGCAATACCACCTGCATTGTCTCCGCAGAAGTCTTCTTGCAAACGCTTTTTAAGGACTCGTGCATCCTCTTCCATGATTTCAACCATCATGTCACCAGAGGCTGGACCCACCATCAAGGACGGCATAGCGTTGTTCTTGAGCAGTGAGTAACTAACAGTGGAACTCTGGTTGTCTGCGGCAACTTCTTTTAGGACGGATGCTATCGTTGAACGACCAACACGGATATCCATTGGGTCACGTAAATACCGCCAATGAATAATGTCTTCAGATGCTATGTCGTACTGGACGCCATCCACCATGTAGATGTACTCTTTTACGATGAGTTCAGGCTCACCCTTTGGAGTGACCATGTCACACGGCAAGAACTGCAAGTAAACGACTTCGCTACGGCGACCACCCTTGCGGACTTTTCGTGCATAGGCGTTGCCTTGCAATTTCAAGTCCTGCGTAATCCATCCGTAGAATGTGTTTGCTGGTACACCCGGCGATGGATTCCTAAGAAGGTTTAGGAGCGGGTGTGTGTCGATAAGTTCAAACTTGTCAGACTTTGTATCCTGTACGTTTCGTTGGATTACCAACTTACCTACATTTAGATTTCGAATGTACCAGTCAAGACCAATGGCAATAATAGAGTTGAGACCAAGGTCTCCAGCCTCTTTTGCCCAATCAAGTTTGCTCGATGGTAGTTTGGTTGTGATGATGCTTTCAAGCCCACCGTTACCAGCACGTGCGACGGCACGGGTACGGTTTCGTGGCTGTGGAGCCTCAGCACTTGGGCGTAGAGTGACTTTTACTTCATCTTTACCCGTTAGGGCTAACCAAGCGTCAGAGAACCTGCTTAACAAGCCCATCTATTGAATTCCTTCCGCATGAGTTCATCAGTCTTCACCGAATTGAATTTGATACGACGAGAAGCATCACGCATTTTAACTATAATGGATTTTGCATCATCATTTGTCAACTCTACACAGTAACCACGATTACAGAAAAAAGCAAAGCGGACAAAAGTGGCTTCCCTGTCGTCCACTGTGGCTCTTAAGTCATATCCAACTAAGGATTCATCACTAGACGTCATATTTTTGTTTTTACCATTAGTGTCAACAGTACAGTTATTTAGATTGTACAATGCCGTTATGCTCTATCAGACGTACCGAAGGACTATGCGTGGTCAAGGCTTCCACAAAATGCTTTACCACAAAACCGATATATGCCACTACATGTGCATGTGCATCAACTGTGGAAAGACGGTCATCATAACTGTCAACGGCTTCGATGAAGTCTACGATGACCTAAGAGTACTAGGTGCACTTAAGGAAGTCTGCCCTAAGACAAAAATTAAGGGTTGGACTCGTAAACAACTAAAAGAAAAAGTAGAGTTGACAAAGTCCACAGAATCTAGTAACATGTCTCTATGAACCCACGAGAAATGTCCGTCGCAATGTGGAAGGAAGTTATGTCTGACCTTTCACGTCTATCTGGTATCGAAATGGATGAAATGGATGCAAAGGAATATACAAACGCCTTACGTCCATTGCAGCAAGCAATTGTAAACCAAAGACCTAGTGAACTAAAGCAACCTATGACAAACGAAAGTCCTGAGGTGTGGCGTTTACGATATTGGCTACGTAACCAGAAGTTCCGTCCTACTTACGAAGAAGTCGCAAACAAGGTGCTTGATGTCTTGGGTATGCCACGTATCCACGGCGTACCGGGGCACATAGTCGAAGCACAGAAGGTCTACAAGGCTGAACCCGTGCCTGTCACGCATCAGTTGGGTGATAAGCAGTATGACCTTTTCAGTTGGACTAACGAACTCAAACCAAGTGGTGATGAGAATCGGGATGAACTAATTGCGAAGATGTTGACAACCGTTGAAGGTATCTACGGTTCTGGTGAAGCGGTCAATGTTGCCAAGTCTATCAATGCTAACAACATGCTAATCAAAGCCGAAGAAACAGAGATGCTTGAAAACATCGTCAATAAGATACCGGAAGAAGAGCGTACGACTTGGATTCGACGTGCCGGTGGCTTAGAAGGCAAGAAGCACTTCGTTGCCCTTGGTGTTGCAAGGGAAGCCGTATCGCTTTACACAAAGTCAAAGCGGACTGCTAATGCGGAGCGTGGAATGCAAGTCTGGCGGGAGCGTTGGCATAAGCCAGCAAAGGGAGGTTCATGATGTTTGAAAATGCGACACTAGTCACATATGGAATGACTGCTATTTCGGCAATCTTTATCGGTATGGTTCTTGGTTATCAACTCAAATACATGGGTGAACGCAAGTCCGATGACATTATCCCGGCGGGTACGAAAGTTCGCTTCAGGACTAAACTTGGTCATTGGTCGTACGGCATCGTGCTTGAAGATTTTGTTGAAGATAAGAATCAGTTCATTGTTGTACGCAATGTTGAGTGGAAGATGAGTGAGACAAGCATGGAAGCTCATGAAGGTTACCGAGTCTTCCCTATCAAGTTGAAGGAAGAAGTGTATCTTCTTGGCACGGGTCCATGGGTTGCAGACGACTACATTGATTAAAAGGCTGACAGTTGCTTCTGAGGAAGTTGACGTACATTTACTTAAACAGCACCCAAGGAATGTCAATCAAGGCGACTTGGGTGCTGTCATTTCATCTATAGAAACAAATGGCTTCTACGGTCGCCTGATAGTCAACAAGAGGAACAACTACGTCCTTGCTGGAAATCACCGGCTGATGGCTGCCAAGGCACTCAAAATGGACACAGTGCCTGTTGAGTGGGTTGATGTAGATGAAGACTCAGAAGTCAGAATCCTGCTTGCTGACAACAGAACAACACGCCTTGGTCTAGACGACAACACGGCGTTGACTGTCTTGCTTGCTGAGTTGGCTAATACTGAAAAGCAACTAGCCGGTACCGGATATGACTACGAAGACTTGAACAACTTCATCAGTGATATCGCAAATGAAGAACTTAAATTAACTACTGACTCATATGAAAAGTTAGTCCCAAGGCTTGCCAATCAAGGCGAAACGTGGGAGTTAGGCGATTCACTGTTAGTTGTTGGTGAGAACGAAGAAGACTGTGACAAGTTGATTGTGACTTGGGAAAAACAAACCAGAGGAAAGGCAGTTCTAAGAAATGGATGATGATGAACTAGTGCCGATTGATTTATCGGTTCCTGAATCAAGAGACTCTATCAAGGAAGAATTATCTGCTCCACTTTTTGATGAGTACCACGCACGACGTCAAGCGGTAATGAGTTCGAAAAGACCTGACGGCAAAGCCTATGGTGGAACTCCTCTATCAATTGACGACACCAAGATGAAAGTTATCTTGGATGCAATCCTTGCTGGGGCATCACACTCTGTAGCGGCTCAGGTCGCTGGTGTGCCCGTCAGAAGACTGAAGGATTGGATAGTACGTGGTGAGAGTGGTGACATGGATGTCCCTACAGAACTCGTTGAATTTGCACGTCGTGTACGCATGGCTGAAAGCCGTGGTGAGTTAGGACTTATTGTCCGTATACGTCGTGCCGCAGAAGAAAACTGGGGTGCCGCGGCTTGGCTACTGGAAAGACGACATAGCAAGCGTTGGGGCAAGAAGACTCAAGTTGATGTGAGGCAAATGACAGATGAGCAAATTACAAGACTCCTTACGGCAGAAGCTGATGGAGGAAGCGATACGGCGGGGATTGAGGATTCCGGGGACGACGAGTGATATCTACAACCCTTATAGGGATGGTATTGAAAAAGGCTCGATGGAGTCTTTTCACGAGTATCTGAAACTTACACTCCCAAAGGGATGGACTGCTGACCCAGCGCATATCAAGTTAATTGCTGAACACCTTGATGCAGTTGACCGTGGACAGATTGACCGTTTGGCAATCTCAATGCCCCCTAGACATGGGAAACCTGTCTGGGTTGAGTCATTGGTGCTTATGGGTGATGGAACACGCAAGCCTATTAAAGATGTCGTGATTGGTGACTTTGTGATAACCCATGAAGGACGCCCAAGGCAGATAATGGAAATCTTCAAGCAGGGTCTACTAGCCTGCGTCAAGATTACTACTAAGCGTGGACGTGTTACGACAGCGGCACTTACACACCCATTCCTAACAACAACTGGATGGATGGTTGCTGGTGACTTGCGTGAAAAGATGAATGTTGTTCATCTATCAAGCGTAGATGTATCTACAACTGATGACTCGGCACGTGCCCGTATGGCTGGCTTCTTCATAGGTGATGGCACAACCGTATTTATGCGCGATGGCAAATC